CAGTAGCAAAGAACGTTGCAACGATAGCAGCATAGTCGGATGACGCAGCGAACGACCCCGAGTATGTGAATGAGCTTATTGAAGAGACAACCTGATACCCGACCAACAGACCAAAGTGCGCGCTGGCACTAGTTTCCTGCGTCAGGTTAGTCCAGGGCGAAGTCGGCCCAGTAATCGAGCCGATACCGGACGCATTAAAACCAAGAACGCATCCGATTACTACTTCGTTCGACTGAGTAGTCGTACCTGACGCCAAAGAAGACCAAGACGAGCTGGCAGTGCCTGGCTGTCCATTCGTCTTATCGACCGGACTAGAAGGAACTATTCCAGACCATTCCATAACTATGACATCGGCCGAGCCGCTATCAGTTGTAGGAGTGATCGCTATCGAGAGGGCAGTCTGTCCGCCAGCACAGCCTGGGTCCGCCCACATGAACCCTGTGTTGCTAGCAGATGTTGGATTTCCTACAGGAGCGATAACTTGAGCAAAGTTGCCAGCCGCTCCGCCCAGGGTAATACCGCTGATCGTTGGGTTGCCTGGACTCGCGCTAGTGCCGAAACAGACAATCAAGCAGTTGCCTGGTCCTGTCGGCGCCAAGGTTACGCCGATCGGCCCGGTAAGCGTCGCTGTGGTGGCTGGAACGGCTTGGATGAGTGACGCCATCAGCTCACCTCACCTCGCTAGTAGGCGCGCGCCTCCGGAGCTAGTTCTCGCCATACACCTTGAACTGCTGCAGCGTCGTTGTGTTGCTCGCAGACGATGCCGACCAGGTCCCGAAGAGTTCTAGCCAGAACGGGATCTCATTGTTCAGACCTGTCAGGTTGTTCGCGAACTGTGCGGTCTGCATGCCAGTGCCCCATGCGCCAGAGGACGCTACGTTGTTCACCCTCGCAGTGCCATTGAACTGCAGCGTAGTCCCAAGGTTACCAACAGCCTGACACGTAATGTCGCCGACTAGGTCCCACGTTGCAGTGACAGAAGCCGTAGGTGTCAGCGCGGCTGACGTGAATAGCGTCGCGCCGCCCGAGCCTGCGATCGTTCCTGCTGCGGCATCGTGACCAGCCGCGAAAATGAACGTTGCCGCACCAGTATTCGCGATCGTGCCTGCCGCCCAAAAGTGGATCGACTTGCCAACCGCACTGAAGTACAGTGCCGGAATTAGGCATCGCGGGACTGAGCTAGACGCGATCGCCGAAATAGGCGCCTGCGTCGTGTAGGTGTTCTTGGTGACCGCAGTCGTTAGCTCGTAGTACAGCTCACCTTGCGTCAGTGTGTAACCAGACATGTAACCTCCCTACTACGTAGTCGTCCAGGCGATCGTCGGCGTACCAGTAATCGCCACGTTGTCGCCGGAGGTGATACCTGTAGACGACAAGTTGAAGTCTGCGCCTGACGTACCGACGGTTCCCTGCAGAAGCGCTGTACTGCCGGAGTTTAGGACACGAAAGAACGTTGCCGTGCCGGTAGCACTGGCAGTTACTGTGGTCGTCGGGATGTCTAGCGTCTCGACACCACCTGACGGCGCCGCCCAAGAGGTAGCGGCTGCGAAGGCCCACGTCGCCAGTACAGTGTTACCCGACAAGGCTTCGTTCGGGCCTGTCGGCGGGGTGCCGCTATAGACCACGATCGATCCGCCGCCGAACTGGTCAGCAAGCGACGTGCCGCTATGCTGAAGCAGGGCGTTCGCGAACGCGTTCGAGAGGAGAATCGTCACGATAGCTCCTAGGCGTAACGAACCGCAACGCGGAAGCTATTATCGTCCTTGTTGTAGGGAAGTACGTCACCATCGACGACGTAACCAGCCCTACGAACTCGGTCCTCGACGTGGTGACGTACAGCCTCGATGCTAGGCTCTATCTCACCTGGGGAAGGATACTCGAACACCGCCCAGCCACCGCCTTGATGACTAGCCCCATCTGGGTTGTACTGATCGACGACGAGGTCCTTAGGGGGACGAGGCCTAGCAGTCCTCTTCGGGTTATCCTTGCCACCCTTGGGGTAGGAGTCGCCCTTGCCGACAGCACTCGCCGACAGTTCCTCTTCGTTCTCGGCCATTGAAGGTCTCCTCTCTAGGCGGGGACGGACGGTCTTCCATACCGCCCGTCCCCCGCCGAACTAGTTGCAGGCCTCGAACGCGGCGAACGCGTACTCGACACCCATCGAGAACGCACGCCTCATGCGACCACGCAGGATGGTCGTGTCTGTACCGCTGTACATGGGCGGCACGATCTGGAACTCAGGCGTGGCCTGTGGGTTGTTCGGGTTCGTGGTTCTCTTACCCGCGAGCAGGTACAGGCGGTTGCAGAAGATGAGAAGACGGTTACCCGCCGTACCAGCCGCCGCGGAGCCTGTCGAGCCTGAGTAGTTCGGCACCGCGAACGTCGAAGCAGGAGCGGTCGTGACCGTCGCACCCAGACTCCAGAACACCGGGATGCGGAAGATCAGGTCCGGAGTCGGACCCTGGCCGCCGCCGGGGAACCCGCCAGACGACTCCTGGAAGATCGGTCGGCTCTGCCCGTCCACGATACCTCGCAGCTGCTGCCGGAAGTACGGGTGGGCAATGCAGATCATGTCCTCCTCGTTGAAGTAGTCACCCTGTTCGACCTGTCCTAGCGTCGTCGAGAGCTGTGCGTACGTGACCGCTCCGTGCGACAGCGCTGCACCCGAAGTCAGGTTCGCACCACCGGTGTACCCGTCAGACGCATTGGTGTGACCCAAGCCGTAGTAGACCGACGTGGTCTGCGCGTTCGTAGCACCCGGCGCCGCGTTGACTCCGAGAGCCGCGTTGTCATAGACCTTGGCGAGAGCCGTACCGATCGCGTTGGACTTGGAGTTGATGATGTCAGCGAGGGAGTCCATGATGTCTTCCTCGGCGATGTCAACTTCCGTACCCCACTTGCCGGCGGTCAGAAGCACCGCGTCTTCAGCGTCGTCGTTGGTACCGAAGCCCTGCGAACCGCCGCCGACCGCGTACGTGCTGCCCTTAGTCACAAGGCCAGCCTGGACACCCTGGTCACGCGACACGTAGCGTGAATTGGACGTCATCATGATCTGCTGACCGAACGACTCAACAGCGCTGTGCTGGGTGACCCTCTGGATCACCTGGGCCCCGTATTCAACCGGGATCCAGTTGGTAAACGTGGACTGAGCCACGCTTCACCTCCTTTATCAAAGTCGTCACACAGCGGTGGCCGACTTACCTATCTGCGTACTACGCCCTGGCCTATGGGCTCAGCCCCCATGACCTGGTCTGCAAGAAGCTGGGCGAAGCCCTTTGGCTCCTGGCGATCCTGCTTGTCCTTCGTCCGCCCGTTACCGGCGCCGCCGTTCACGTTCGGTGCTCTAGTTCCGCTACCGTTCGCAGGCGCGAACAGATTCGGGAATTCAGTCTTGAGCTCGTCGACCTGGTCGTCGAGACCGATAACCTCGCCCTCAGCGTCCAGGTCGATCTTGTCGAGATCCAACAGTCTTACGAGCCTAGGAGTATTCGTGCCCTGGACTCCGGCCGCTTCCAGCTTCGCAGCTACGAGAGCCTTTACTAGAGGCTCTCGAGTATTGGTTCTGCCTTCTTCGATACCCTGTTCCTTGGCGTCGAGTAGCGCACGCTCTTCTGCCGACGCGTGTTGGCGCTGAAGCGCCTTAAGATCGGCTGTAGCCTTGCGTGCATCCTGCCTAGCAGCCTGCAACGCCTTCCTCAGACCCGCTGTCGGATCGTCAGGGTCCTGCTTGGACTGACTCTGCTGCGTGCGGGGCTTAGGCTTCCTGCCCTGGCCCTGCTGAGTGTCGTCCTGGACATCGTCCTGCTGGTCCTGACTATCCGCGCTGTCGTCCGTAGCGTCGTCGGTTGCGTCGTCAGTAACATCGTCACCAGAAGTATCGTCGGTAACGTCGTCGTCTGTGACATCGTCGTTAACGTCGTCGTTCTGCGGCCTACCAGGCATCTCGCCCTCCTATTGGAAGCATCACACTTCCTCGCTAGTTCCCGGCTCACCGGTATCAGACTCCGTAGAGAAGCCCTGACCGGTATTAGCCGTCCTAAACTCGATCGTGACTCCCCACGTGTCGAGCTGCTCAGGTGTGTATCCCTGCTCCTCCAAGAGTTGCCGCGGAGGCACCCCGAGCTGTTCCTTTATTGCCTGTCCCTGCAAGGTATTCAGGTCGTTGACAGTAGCTGCCGGAACCCAGTGGATAGTTACATCCGCAGGAATCGCTTGGCCACGAATCTTCAACACGAACCTGAAAATGTCTCGCCAAGTCGCACCAAACGACATCTGACGATTGCGCACCTTCTTCGCGAAAGGCGCTTCTAGTACCCTGAGGGACTCTCCCGACACATTTGACACGATTGGATCGAGGAAATGCATCGGAGTCTGTGAGATAACCGCCATCGCATGCACGTACTGCATGAACGGGTTAAGAAATGCCGTTGGGTCGCCTACAGGGAACTGTCCATAAGACGTGATGCCCTTCATGAACCAGACCGAAGCAGGATCAGCCGTTAGTTGCGACTTCGGGTCCATGCCCTGATCAAGCGTAGCGCCTGAGTCGATCGAGAACGCGAACTCGCCCTCGTCTCCCATAGCCGCTTCGGACGTGTCGTACGCGGGGTCCATGATCGCGTATCGCTGCGGAAACGCATTGTAGTCGACCGAGGCCATGTGGCTGACGACTAGCTTGTGGATCGCATCCTGCGGCCCATAAGCATTGACATGCTCTGGTACTCCGTAAGGGTACTCATTACGGAAGTGGAAAACAGGAACTTCGCCGAATGGGTTGACAACAGGCCACTCACCGTTGTCGCTGCTGTCTAGACGCTTCTCCCACTTAGGCTTTTCACCTGACTGTGGCAGAGGCGCCAGCATGTACTTCTCAACGCGATCCGGGTAGTACAGGTTAGCAAACGTAAAACCACTGTTCGGGTCCTGCCACCGCTTGATCGCATAACGCTTACGGTTCTCGTTCTCGTCGTCGTAGAACACCCGCATGACACGAGGCGACTGATAAAAGATGTCTACCGATAGCTGGTTGCCTTCGGAATCCGTCTGACTATCAACATTCGGCCAGACGAACATATAAGCGTCACCGAGCTTGCAGGCCTTCTTCATCACGTCTGGTGCGTGGAGGTCTAGCTGGTTGTCCTTCCAAGCCTGCCGAATAATGCCAACAGCAGCTTCGTCATCGGAAAAGATCGATGCTACTTCGAGACGTTCAGCAACAGCATCTACAGGCAGCTTAGCGAAGTTGAAGTTGAACACAACACCGGTCGCACCCATCGCAATGCGCAGGCGTAGCGAGGCGAAGAACTCTGGCATAGACCCGTTGTAGTACTGGATAGCCTTCACGAAGTCTGGCTGGGCTTCGTCAAGACTCAAGATCCCGTTGCGTAGATCGGCACCCGGGTCATCGTAAGGCTCAGGAGCCGGACGAGGTATCGCCATGCCGAGGAACGTATTGCCTGGCATCATCTGACCATGCATGATATCAGTCATCGCTGTTCACCTCCGCACATCAGTAAACCGCCGGCAATTGAAATAGTGCTACAACTAGTCCAGTATTCGAGCTAAAGTCAATCTGGATCGTCTTCGTGCCCGACTGCTGTACAATTGAATGAAACGCAGCGATGACGCCAATTGCGCTCGTCGGCAGGACAATCGGATACGTTGTGGGGCTCAGGCCGGGCAAACCTTGCATACCAACCTGTACAGTCGCAGTACAAGCAGTTGCGCCAAGGCTAACTCCGAACTGGATCAGACCCGCAACGTTATTGAACTGCACTCCGTTA